AATTCAACATACTTTGCTACTGTTTTTGCTTTAGCTGCAAATTCTACATCAGGATCAGTTAACACTGCAACAATCGCATGTTTGGCAACACCAGTAATAGCAACAAATTCAATTAATGCCACTACATTTTCTTTCAGTTGGGGAGCAATTACAAATGCTGCTAGTTATTATTACAGCATTAATGGTGCGGGATCAAATAACACAGGACTAACAGCTTCTGCTACTTTCACCACAACAACAGGCTCAACCTTTTTTGCTACTGTATTTGCTCTTGCTACAAATTCAATATCAGCATCTGTTAATACCGCCACAATCGCATGTTTGGCAGCAACAACTCCATCAATAAATGCAGCAACTATGACAGTTACTGGTTTTACTCCTTCATGGACAGCAGTAACAGGAGCAACAACATATTTCCTAGCAGTAGGCACAACTGTTGGTGGTACCCAAACAAGAGCATATACAGCATCAACTAGTGGAAGTGCTATTAGTCTTTCTTTATTAGTAAATACAAGTTATTATTTATCAATTTATTCAACTGACACAAATTCAACAAGTGCAACAACTAATAATGCTACTGGATATATCATTTGTGCTGCACCAACAGGTATTACTCTAACAATTACAACAACCACAAGTTATTCTATTTCTTGGTCAGCTGCAAGTTATGCTTCATCTTATACATGGTATGTAACTAATAGTACAAGTGTACCCAGTAATTTAGGAGCAGGCTACACGGGTACAACAACTGGACTTACATCAGGCACAATAACAACTGCTTTAACAGCTGGAACAACGTATTATGGTGCTGTATATGCTACACGTACAGAATCAATCAGTGCTTTTGGTATCAGTGCTGGTGTGGTTGCTCCTTCTGCTACAAGATCATTCGTTTACACAAGTTTGCCTGCTAATCCCAAATTGGCACTTAACGCAGATATTGTCACAAACGGCGTAGCTACATTTTCAGACCCTATTTCAGGCGGTACGTGGTATTTCTATAATAATGGAGGGCAGTCAGTCAATCCTACTAATACGTTTCTTACAAAAGATACAACAACCAAAACTATCAGATTTGCAAACGGTGCGTCAACGTTAGGATTTTTGTCATATGGAATTTGGAATCAAACTTCAGTAGCATATCCAACAGGAGGAACAATTACGGGTATTGGTGCTTTACATACTGTAATTATGATATTTTATCGCTATGGATCGGTATTAGGTAGTGGTGGCGAAGGTGCTGGTAACGCATGTTTATCTCAAGGTATTTTATATCAGACAGGAAGAAGTTCAGCAACCGGACCAACAACAAGTTATGGTGGAGAACTTATAGTTGGTGAAAATGGAGCATGGTCGTATGGCTTTGGACCCAGCGGTGGAGTTGGATATACGGGAGGTCTAACAATAAACAATCTTTCACAGACATGGAACGCTACACCCGGATGGGTCTTTCAAGCATTCGCATTTAGGCAATCAGGTGGTGCTAGCACATATTATCGTGTACGTGGCTCAGGTTCCAGTTGGACCGTTACGACACAAACAAACGGTGGTGCAACATCTACTAACTTTGTTGATGGAGCACTCTTTCTTGGTTGTGATCAGCGTGATACATATTTTAACTCTTCTGTTGGTAATCAGCTCAACGCCGGTGTTGCGTATTTCGGAATATGGAATAACTTTTTGTCTTCAACAGATATCCAGAATTTTGCTAACAACAATTTACCACAGTTTGGTGCTACATTCGTTTAACCAAATCCAATCTCTTGGACTATCCATTTGCCCTCTTTTACATGAATGCGGTGAATTACACATTCTCCGCCTTTCTGTTTGGCTACTGTTAAAGCTTCCAGCAGTGTGTCAAATGTTCCAGCAGGAACACCTCTGTCTACCAAAACAAAGTATTCCATATCTATTCCTAATCTTCTACTTTAAACAAAACAACCAAACAAAGGATAGGATGCCACCACCAATAATAGCCACAATTGCTTCTTCGCAGTTATTTCCAATATCTACTGGTGGCTCAGCGTATTTTTATCCAAAAATTCTGGATTCTAATGGCGCAGCGCTGGGCTCAGACTATAATGCTACTGGAAATGGAAGTTCATTCGGCCATTTCTATAAGAATTTACTTTCATCAAGTGCCAGTTTTATAGTTTCTAATGTTTCTACAAATGTATTTCCTGGGGCTCCCAACGTGGGTTATACTGACTCAAATGCATCAGTTTCTTTGTGGACATCTACCGGAAAATTCTTGACTATTCCTCTTCTTGGATCAACGTATACAACTATTCGCAAGGATATGATTGCTAAAGAAGGCGCAATACTTAACACAGTGTCAACTCAAAATGTATATTCAACAATTATTTCGTATCAGCCAACAAACCCTTCTAATTTTATTTTTAAGGAAGGAACATACAGTACAGTCGTTACACAAGCATATGGAGGACCATTCTACTATAATTTTAGTTTTGCTGATATCTCCTATTTAAATTTTCAAAAAACAGGTATGACTGTTGAATTTTCTACAAATTCAGGCAGTTATAATGGTGATAATGTTACAATATCAAATATGGATTGGAATTGTAATACATCCGGATATGTAGCAACAAATACTTTGGGTTTTTACAACACATCAACAAATTTAAGTGTGATAGGAGATGTTGTATTTAATATGGGATGTAGCAATTATGATGGATTTCTTAAATTAAATATATCAATGTCTAATTTGGACCCGGCAAACTATTATCGTATGGATTATCTAAGTAACATAACAAGTATATCACATGGAACATTAACAGAAGTAACTCATAATACTATTCCGTGTATTCAATTTCCTGGTACACTATTAGACTATATTTCGCTTAGCACTCAGATAAATACATATACGAGTGGTTCAATTTGTCTTCTAGCAGACGCAAATTTTAGTGGTGGATTTACGTGTAATCTAATGTATATATTAAATCCAGGAGATACAGCCAATGCGTTTCAATATGATATAACTGCTGGACCCGCTACAACAAGTTATGATAGAATTACTTTAGGAGGATCAATTTCAAATACCACAACATGTAATTATGATAATACAAAATGGCATTTTATTACTACAACTTTTAGTAACTATACAATTAATTATTCCAATTTCTTTGATTTGTATTATTATTATAATTCTGTCAAAAAAGGCAGTTTTGTTTCAAATGTAGGACATACATCTAGTCTTATTGGACCAACGCTTGTTCTTGGTCAATATTATCCCGGATATGTAGCTCATTTAGGTGTGTTTGACCGGTGCTTATGTAAACGCGAAATTGAAATTTATTCAGATATTATGTTTTCTTCAACCGTCCCACTCAATATAATCTCATATCTAGCACCTGGTACCTACTCATGGACTGTACCTTCAGGTGTTACATCAATTACTATTACACTCAATGGGGCGGGTGGAGGAAGTGTAGCAGGCTATGGTGGAAAAGGTGGTAATGTCACAGGTACATATAGTGTTGGTGCATCATATACATACACAATTATTGTCGGAGGCACTGGAACATATGGTGGCACAGGTGGATCTTCTGGTGGAGGTACTGGGTATAACGGTGGTGCTGGCGGAGGAGGATATACGGCTTTTGCTTATAGTGGTACTAATATAGTAATTGTTGGGGGTGGTGGTGGAGGAGGAACAGGCTCTGGAAATAATGGTGGTGATGGTGGAGATAGTACCGCCGGAGCATCAGGTTCATCAGGAGGTGGTACCGCTGCAACGGGCGGTTCAACTTCAGCAGGAACCGGAGCAGTTTACTCAAGTGCAAATGGTGGAAATGGTGCTTCTCTGACAGGTGGAAATGCTAGAACATCTGGTAGGTCAAGTCCCGGTGGTGGCGGTGGTGGCGCTGGTTATTATGGCGGTGGCGGTGGAGCAACTCCAGCCCAATCAGGCGCCGGCGGTTCAAGTTATATAGGTAGTGGTTTTACTGCTTCAGTAGATGCTCAAGGTGGAGGATCCGGCAGCGATATAGATGGTTCTGTCACAATCACATGGTAAACATTCGTTCCACTACTAACTTAAATAACCGGCTGAAAAGATAGGAGATGCCAGCACAAAAACCTATTGGTGAAATGAAGCGCCTTGTTTCTCTCGTAGATCGTGGTCCCATAGATGATTATTTCTACCCAGCAGATACCAAGGAATCTATGATTCAACCCACATATCAGAAATATCACAGTTTCACGAGTGAAGTGCTAGAAACTAACTATACGGGTAACGCAACATGGGAAAGCCGAATTACCTTCACTGTACCCGTATCCGAGTATGCCGACCTCTTACAATGGTGCGCTCTTGTAATTAAACCGGGTACATGGATTCCGAGTAATGTTGCTGATGGATTTCGCAAAGATGACAAGCACTGCTTTTTACCGACTGATATTAGTGGAGCATGGATTTACACAGATCAAATCGGAGCTGTCATCATTGAAAAAGCAGAGTTAGAAGTTGGTGGAATTACTATAGATACCATTAACGGCGACTGGGCCACTGTTGTATCCGCTGCCTCTCTAACATCTGAAAAACTTTCGGCGTGGAAAGATTCCATTATCGGTTCGGCTGCCTCAACAGAGCCTTTTCGCCGAGAAATGTTGCTTTCTCCTACAGAAGATGGATATATCTACTGCTGGCTTCCCTTCTGGTTTTCCCGGCGCAAAAATACGGCTTTTCCTTTGGCTTCACTCCGAGACCAACCTATCCGAATTCATATTACTCTGCGACCCTTCTTGGAATGTATTCGTATGTGGGATACTCCACGTGCTACAGAGGAATCTACACCATTAAATAAAACGTTTGAATTTCGTGATTTTACATTTAACTGGCCTGTATACGAAACCTTTACAACAAACATAGCAGCACCTGTTTTTTTAGACGCAAAAATGATGTTTGGTGTTTCTTATTTGGACGATACATTGCGACCCGCCTATCAGGCCCCCCACGAAGTTCTAATAGAACAAGTGACAACAATGAATTTTGACGAACCGCTGAAATACGCAATTTCAATTCCATCTACCAGCAGTATCCTCGTTGGCTTACCCTTAACGGCCCTGAATAATCCTTTGCGGCGGCTTTTCTTTTTCTTAAGACGAAAGGCCATTTTCCGTTATAACGAATGGACAAATTTCGGTTCCCGCCTTGAAGATGAGGTGGATCCAATTTATTCACCGCAGAAACCGATTTTGCGAAATGCCAAATTATTAGTGGGCACGGTGGTTCTAGCAGATCAGCCTGAGCGATGGTGGCGTTATAATGGATCAGTTGAACTACCCGGTTCTGCCAATTTGTTTTCGGCCTACATCTACTCAATCGCCTTTGACGGAGACACCGATAAATTTTCTCCTCAAGGTGGAACACTAAACGCTAGTCGTACGGATATTCGCCTGGACTTAGAAGTTGAACCGCCCAAATCGGCATCGAGAATAACAACGGAGTGGGAAGTTGTTGTCTTCGGTGTTGGTTATAACTGGTTGCGTTTCCAGAACGGAATCGCCAATTTGATGTTCACGGATTAAAGCGCTCGTGGGGAAATATAAATAGTAAATGGCGGAAATTACTTTGCCAGTTAGCCTTGGAGAAGCTCTTGATAAACTGACTATATTAGATATCAAATGCTCAAAAATTGCGGATGAAGAACGAAAGGCGTCAGCGCTAAAAGAATATACTGTTTTATTGAGTTCCCTACAGGAATACGTTACCAAATACCCGTGGCACTATAAAATCTTGCGCTCAGTTAATCTAAGCATTTGGGACCAGCAAGATAAGTTTCATGGCATTGAAGGTGCGAAACCAACCGAGATTGAACTGGGGCGAATCTGCTCAATCATCCTGGATGATAATGACCGGCGCTTTCGAGTAAAGGCAAAGATTAATCATATTGCTGCGTCTTCATTAAGAGAAGTCAAGGGCTACGCCAAGAAAAAGGCATTTATCTATGGACACCTCGGCCTCGGTGATATATTCTGGCTCAATGGAGCTGTTCGGTATCTGAGCACTTGTTATGATGAGACTCTCGTGGTCTGTAAGAGAAAGTACGAGGCTAATGTGGCTGCTCTCTATGTGGATGATCCCACAATCAAGTTACACTTGATTAACGACGATAATGAACTTTTTCCATTTGTTTTATATCATCGTGGACTTTGGGAAGCCAAGGGTTATACGGTTTATGCGTGTGGCAATCATCTGATTGATCCTCATGGGCCAATGCCTGAAAAACTATGGATTTATGAATTTCCCCATTGTTTTTATGATGATATGAAACTAAATCGGTCCGTGCGACAGGATTATTTCTATATGCCGACCGATTCGGAAGCGGAATCACTCTTACGATTGGTAAAGCGGTGGTCTCCAAAGTACATCATAGTTCACCAGCAGTCCCAGAATAAAAAGTTGCCAATTTGGGATAAGGTTGCCCAGCACACAAGTGACCCTATTTTTGATTTGAATGAAAATCATTATGAGCCCGGCCACCCGTATTATATGATTGCGGAAATGGTGGCAAACAAGCCTTTGTTTCATTATAAACGCTTACTCGAAGAAGCCAGTGAAATCCATTTGCTAGAAAGCAGTGTGTATTGTATGGCGTCACATTTGAATTTATCACGGGTTTTGGTTAAAAAATGCTACGACGCTTTTGATTCTTCTAATGAACGGCTGGGCATCTTCGACACAGGTCAACTCTAAAGCAACCGTTTAAAGTTTCGCAAAATAAAAACAACAGGATACAAGGATGGTTCGTGTTGCTTTTATTACAGGTGTTTCGGGGCAGGATGGATCGTATCTGGCAGAACTTCTGCTAGAGAAAGGCTACGAGGTCCATGGCTTTGTTCGGCGTTCTAGCAATCATCGTAATCTATCGCGGATTTCGGACTTGGCTGAAAACAGGGCGTTCACTACACATGTTGGTGATATGACAGATTCGGCATCTATTCATAATGTTTTGACTGAGATTTGGTCCAAGGCTAAGGGGGCTGAAGTTTTTGAACTTTATAACTTGGCGGCGCAGAGTCATGTTGGTCAGTCCTTTTCAATGCCCGAGTTTACAGCAAAGGTTGATGGAATAGCACCACTTTCTGTTCTAGAGTGGGTTCGGGCTCAGCCGGCTGAAGAACGCAAGCGAATTCGCTTCTATCAGGCTAGCACAAGTGAATTGTTCGGGAAAGTGGTTGAGTCCCCGCAGAATGAAGATACACCATTTTATCCGCGGTCGCCGTATGCGTGCGCTAAGCTGTATGCGTATTGGATTGTTCGGAATTACCGGGAATCATACGGAATCTATGCGGTGAATGGTATTCTATTTAATCATGAGTCACCTCGGCGGGGCGAAGACTTTGTTACACGCAAGATTACATTGGCACTACGGGATATTGGTTTGAAGAAGTGTGAAAGTTTATCAATTGGTAACTTGGATGCTTTGCGTGACTGGGGGCACGCGCGGGATTATGTTGAGGGTATGTGGCGCATCCTACAGGCTCCAGTGGCGGAGGACTTTGTTCTGGGAACAGGTGAACAGCATTCGGTGCGGGAATTCATTCAGTTGGCGTGGCGTTACGCGTTTCAAGAGGAGCTACGTTGGGAAGGAACGGGGCTAGAAGAGAAGGGCCTTGACCCGGCTGGTGTTGTACGCGTAGCTGTTGACCCGCAGTTCTTCCGTCCTTCTGAAGTTCAGACTCTGTTGGCTGACGCAAGGAAGGCGAAGGAGAAGCTGGGATGGGTAGCAGGAACACCGTTTGAGAAGCTAGTTGAGGAGATGGTTGCTTCGGATTTGGCTTAATTATCACGCGTAAGTAGGAATGAAAGGTGGCATATGCTGGAGGACAAGTATATTAATTCTAGCAAGTCTGCTTGCTTTACTTGTTGTGGTACAGGGTGTTGTTGAGGGATTTGCTGCTACGTCAACAGGAACAATGATTCAACTTCAGACAAGCCATGTTCGCACAGAGGAAGATGATGAGTATGAACGCAATGTTCTACCGCATATTATTAATCGGGATTTGATTCATATGACTGGACAAGGTATTTTTTGACCGAAGGGACTTTTTTAGGCAAAAATTGAGGCCTTTTTTTGTTAAGGTATATAAAACAAAGATGCCAAGATTTGTAAGAATTGGTAATGAAGTAATCCACATTCCTTCACTAGCAAATGTATCTATGGGTACAACATGTTTTGGAGCTCCATTCTTGTGCTTCTATTATCATAATCAGAAGAACCAGACTATGTCATATGGATTTGGTAAATGGGCGGCATGCGAAGCTGACCTTATTCGAGTAAAGACAGCGATGATTGAAATAGAGAAGGTAGTTGGGGTGATTCCTCTAACCGAGGAAAAGGAGTCCCTGGTCTCTGTTGTACCTGTTCCTTCGGTGCCACAGACACTTGTAGTTGAGCAGTAGGTCGCGGTGGAGTTGGATTTCTATTCATAAATAATTTTTGATACCAAGGCGTTGCTTCCACCATGGCAGCAATTTCTTCGTGTGTCGCATAGGGAAAATCTGTTAAAAAGGTGGCAACATAGCTGAATCCACCGTATGTATTTAGCTGATCTCGGTGCTTATATTTCAGCGTCCATTCTTCAAATCGTTGAAGGTTTTCGGTACATCGTACCCCTATTACATCAGCAATATGCTTGACGAAGTAGATTCCTCCTAAGCATCGCCACCAAAAAATGAAGGCGCTACTCATGATTTCATAAAATTCAAGACGTTTTGTCTTTTTAATAAAGTTGTGAACTAGATGTTTTGCGAAAATAGAGCCATAGGAAAAGCCACGGTGCTCATGGAAGATTTCAAATTCATTAAGTACTATGGTGTCTTGCTCTTCATAAATAGAACAGAATCCTACACATTTATCTTCGTAGAACAGCAAATAGTAATCGCTCGTAAAATTACTGATTAAATCTTCATCATATCCCTTGCCATCATAGATATCAATTGGACCTTTGAGTAAACGTCGATAGCCAATAGTTCGCAAATCTGCTGAGCCCGGTCCTTCTGTGTTACACTCTTGAAGAGGGATAACGCAAAGGTGTTGAGCCATTTCTACTTTATGGGTCTAAAGAAAACCGCTGTAAAAGATATAAACATGTTGATGATTGCTGCGACTGCGTTTTGGACCGCTGTTGTTGCTTCTCCTTTTTGCGGAACATACCCGACTTTCCAGCAGTGGTCCGCAGAGAATGGTCGGGTCTATGCGCCGACTGAACGCGATTACCGGGAGACGGTTTACTATGCCAATGTAGCCAAGATTGACGCGCACAACGAGGGCAACTATTCATGGACAATGGATGTTAACCAGTTTGCGGATTTGACGGCTGATGAGTTCAAGGCCAGTGTTGTTTCTGGTAGCTTCCGGCGCTCGGCGCGTCGCAATGCCACTGGGCTCCGTGGTCTCCGCGTTCAGGCGTCCCCCTTTGATGTGCTATTCCGGGATGATCTCCCGGCGTCTGTCAACTGGACGGCAAAGGGGGCGGTCACCCCGGTCAAGAATCAGGAGCAGTGCGGTTCATGCTGGGCCTTCTCTACAACGGGCTCTGTTGAAGGCGCGTGGTTCTTGGCGAACAATGTTCTGCCCTCTCTATCCGAGCAACAGTTGGTTGACTGCTCTACGGCCGAGGGCAATCAGGGTTGTAACGGCGGGCTTATGGATTATGGGTTTGAGTACATTGTCAAGAATAAGGGCATCACAACGGAGGCTGCGTATCCGTATACGGCCACGGGGCCCAATGCCTGCGTTGCTACGGGAAAGCCGGTGGCAGCCACGATTCTAGGCTACAAGGATGTGCCGGTGAATTCAGAGACGGCGCTGGAGACTGCTATCGCGCAGACACCGGTCAGCGTAGCCGTAGAGGCTGACCAGTCTGTTTTTCAGTTTTACAGTGGGGGTGTTATGGATTCAGCATGCGGGACTCAGCTGGACCATGGTGTTCTAGCAGTTGGATACGGAACTCTCGGTGGTAAGGATTATTACTTGGTGAAGAACTCTTGGGGTGCCTCATGGGGTGCGAACGGCTATATCCTTTTGGGACGCGGGGCGAAGTTCAATCCCAGTGGACAATGCGGCATTCAACAAGCAGCTTCTTACCCGGTTGTGTAATTTCTAGCAGATAAAGTAGGAGATGCCGTGTGAAGAAATTAAAGACAAAAAGTATCAGACACGAAAATCACCCGCTTTTCATGCCGGAGACTGTAAAGGCCTCATCAAGCAAGGAAAGGATGGATACTACATTTCATCGCCTGATAAACGCGGAATTTATAAATGGGTTCCGGCAAATCAAGAAGGGAAGGCCAAGCATCTAGCAAGGACCCAGAAGGTGAAGGGTGCTACGACCTATATGATTCACGATAACTATTCCGTGCCGTTTATTGTAGATGTTTCACCCGGTAAGGCCACTGTGTTCAACGCAACTTTTGAGGACAATAAAGCGTTTGAAAAAGCAGGCGTTAAAAAGGAAATCGCATACAAGAAAATCTGGATTGGAGATAATATGCTGGGAGGAAAGTATTACCCTAAGAAAGGGGTATATAAGGGTAATTCCATTTTGATGGAGATTGCTGGTGGAAAGTATGTGTTTGTAGGTCATATAATGATGGAGTTTTCGCTTCAGCCTGGTGACACAGTTGTTCAGTATAATTCACCTGTTGGAAATAATGATGTGCCGTATCCATCCATTGTGGGTAAGGACTTTATTTACTTCATGTGGGAAGCAGCGCATAATGGACCGGGATATACTCCTGCTACACCATTTGATAAGAAGAAGAATGCCACTGATCAAATGATGGTAGATATTAATGTTGTAATTAAGCCTCTAAAACATAAGAAACTTTAATCACAAGCGGTATTTACACCAATTTTTGTTAGAAAAGCTGTTTGTGTTCCGAAAGCATAATGTAAGATTTCACCTAACACAAAAAAGGAAATGAAAGTCCAAAGAATAGGGTAGCCAGTTCCGAGGGTAATAAGCCAGGCACCTAAAAAAGTAAGAACAGTGTCAACAATTGATAAACCCAAAAACCTATATTGATGAGCACCTTCTCCTGGTTTGCCGAACAGATAACGGTAGGGGCAACTAGACATTCTAATGGGGGCGCGTCATTTTTTCTAGCAAATCATATTTGCTGTAAGTAATGACTTGTAAAATTTGTCAATTAGATCCGAAGAATCATAATTTTGTTTACTTCGGTAAGACTACCGAGGGTATAGCAGTCTACTACACCAATCCCGCCAAGTCAAAGGAGCTGATTGATACGCCCGAAAAGTTCGTTTTTTTTAAGACGCATTTGGATGAGGCAAAAAGCAAGGGCAAGTGGATTTGGATTTTTGATTGTGCTGGAATGCGAACTGAACATTTTACTTCGTACCAATTTACCAAGAACCTCATGCAGGAGTTATCAAATGACCAACTGGATTCGATTCAAGGCCTGTGGATTATACACCCTAACACCTGGATGCGTGCGTCCATCGCTTTTATCAAGCCATTATTCAAATCTGAGCTTATTCAGAAAATCCGGGTCTTTGAAAATAAGCGCGAAGCGTTAATGTTAGATTTACAGAAGAGTGGATTCACTGCTGGGTTATCTGATTGGATAGCGAAGGAGACGGTTCTTCTGCCTCTAGCAGTGAAAGAAGGAGTAACAAAGAAGAAGTCAGTATTCTAGGAAACTGGCAGTCTATGAATTTCAATATGGATGCCCTTCTCAACATACATTTTTGAAATGCCCGTTGGACTTTCCGGGGTAAACAGATCATTTACTGAGTCCATTCCATCTGTATCGTCGTCGATTATTTCCTTATACTTCGCCCTAACTGCTTCTGCTGCTTTTTCGTAAGACGTGAAAGCACATGAATACGGGTCGCCATTCTCAATTACAACATAGATGAACATCTTTGTGCTTTTGCTTACTTGAACGGGCATCAATTTTATTAATCTTTATGTAGAATAATGCCTCGTAAAACAAACGTCTATATTCTCAGGTTAGTCGCAGGTAAATACTACGTGGGAACTTCACAAAATCCACAGAAGCGAATTATGGACCACTTTGCTAATAAAGGTGTAAGTTGGACGAAGAAACATGCGCCTTTGGCTGTGGAAGCGGTATATAATGGTGTAGATGTCTTCGAGGAGAATATGTGGACCAAGCGTCTTATGGCCGAGCATGGAATATTGAATGTGCGCGGAGGTTTGTATGTTCGGGAAGAAATTCCGGAGCCCGAGCAGAAAATGATTCAGCGGGAGATTTGGTCTACTATGGCGGTCTGTATGCGATGTGGTCGTGACGGACATATGGTTGCACATTGCCAGCATATTCGAGATGTAAATGGTAGTATTATTATGAATTGGAAACAGTGCTCAACGTGTGGAAACTGTGCGATGTTGCCTCTACGTTAAAAAGTAAACAGAAAGTGTCTTGCTTCAGTAGAGGGATATGTCTACTTATCCTAGTCAACGGGAAATAGAAGAAGAATTTTTAGCAACCGGTAAATCGGTTAGTCCATCCACTATTTTGCTAGGAAGAAAGGATTTTATTTCTGTAAAACGAGAAAATTTCAAATATGCGATGAAAAAGACTTTACCGGCTTTTTTTGAATTACTCCGAAGTTTTAATTATGAGGGCTTCCCTGTTCAGAATCCTCCACTTTTTATTGGCGGAGGTGTTGCAGTAAGCGTTATTACAGGTTCTTCAATTGACACACCTGATTTGGATGTTGAGTTGAGCGGATTTAAATTAGATGTTGCTGGAGAAAATGCCAATTCCAATGTGGTTTTATCTAGTGAAAATAAATTTAGTAGGTATTGTCAATCACTCTTTGAACAAATAAGAACATTTATTGCCAGAAATCCCGCAATGTTTAGCGCATATGGAGATATCGCTGAGGCTGAAACGAAACTAGATATTGAAGTTCGCAATGGTGAAATTCGGGGAGAAAAGGTAGCAAATATTTGGCTATCAATGATTTATAATGAGGGCTATTTCAGTAAAATTGTGATTCTAGCAAAGATTGGCGAATATGTTGAAACTATTAATGGAACAGTAAAACGGACACCTTTAATTGAACGTATTCTAGAAATTAAGTTACCTAAAAAGATTTACACGCCACTCCCCGTAGCAGAAGCACTTGTCCATAAACAGGACCTTGGATTATGGTTTGCGTCTCGTGAAAAAATGTTACCTGAGATTCTTAAATCCTTTGGTGATAAATGCGGGGCGTTATCACGAGTTATTAAGGATTATGATACACGAACCTTTCCTGGCGCTCTAACACATACTGGCGAATATTTTGATTTAATTGAAGAACCACAGAAGCGTGAAGAAATTATAAACTACAAGGTGCGCATTATTACTTTGCGTGAACGAATTCGTCTGCTTGGTTCTGATCCGGCTACGATTCCGTTTTGTTCAAAGTTTCTCGGTTTGGATGTAAAATCTTATGTGACTGATGCTGAAACGGCTGATATAGAAGAAACACGCTTAGCTGAAGAAGCACGCTTGGCTGAAGAAGCGCGGTTGGCTGAAGAAGCCCGAGTAGCTGAAGAAGTGCGGTTGGCTGAAGAAGCACGATTGGCTGAAGAAGCACGGGTAGCAAAAAGAGAAGCGAAGAAGGGGCGTCTAGCTGCCGAAAAAGCAGCTTCTGAAGAGAAAGCGCGTGCTATTGCTGAAGAGAAAGTGCGTGTAATGGCGGAAGAAAAAGCACGTGTGGAAGCTGAGCGTATTGCTACAGAGCAAGAGGCAAAACGTGTGGCCGCTGAAAAGGCTGCTGCTAAATTGGCGAAAAAAATGGCTAAGGTTGACAGAACATCGCCGGCTTCATCTGAATCCTCGGGTGGTAGTGAAAAAGTTGTAGCGGAAGTAGCTGCTGGGGGAGGTGAAGGGCCAAGCGCTCTAGCAGTACCAAAACCTGATGGCGTAATTTATTTTATTGAAGGATTCTCAATAAATCCTACAATTATTATTAATGATATATATGAAGTTCTACGATATGGTTTTCCTGTACCCAATCCTGAAGGACCCACTGTACTCATACTTGAATTGAATAGTTTTAATCGACGGCGTCTAGCAGAACGCGCACCTTTACATCCACGTATTATTCATGCGATGGATGACGATTCTTTGAATAGCGCAGAAGAGATTACTTGTAAAATTATACCAAATTTATTTGTTGTAAATCATATTGAACAGGACCAAATAAGGCAACTCTTAATATTGATAGGAATGAATCTCACCAATTATACATGGGATATCCGAGATAAAGCTGTACGAGAAGAAATTATCACTGATTTAGAAGAATGGAACAAGAAAATAGTATCATTACCATATAAGCAAGTGTTACCTCGAGTATTTCTAAAAGAATCAATGCGAAAACTGTTCAAACATTCATTAGATATGTTCAATATATTTTGTAAACAAGTTCAAGTAAAAAGAATATCATATGCTCTTGTGGAATATGATGATGTAAATCTGTTAAAGTGCCGTAATCGCATAGATGAAGAATTTGCAGCGGTTGAACCGCTAGTATTTACAGCAAAAATTGAAGATGAAACTATTCAAGCAACAAAAAATCTAATAGAATACTTATTTGTAATATGTAAAGTCCGAAATTTGCTTTTTGTTATGGACGAAGTGTATCCCAGATATGCTTCTATGGTTGATGTGCGCATAATGCCAAAGCCAATTATATTTTATGGGTTGGTATCTATTTTATCTGGGACAATGATGACAAATATACAAGCATTTATTGCCAAAGCCGGAATTAAAAAACTGACGGGTCTTTATACATTAACGCGTGAATTCTTAGGGGCTGACCTAAAATTAAGGTTGCCGTGCCAGCAGAAACTCTATGATGTGTTATTTGAGAAATTAAGAATCGGTGCTGAATCACGAGATCTAAGTATAGAAATGACATTAATGAAAAGTCGCTATTTATGGTTAGGAAATAGGTCAATGTTTGAAGAAGTGTGCGAATTACTTTTTTTATTAATAAATACAAAGAAAAAACCAAACTTTACACTTTGTAATACAGCTGAATTTTGGAGCAAGTTTTCAGTCAATGACGAACAAGAAATATCAATGGACGATTTTTTACGTCCTTATGAAGTTCACATTGCGGAACGGGAAACTTCTCGGGAACAGAATCTGGGTGTTCTGTTTGTGGATGCTGAATTAAGAGCTAAAAAAGAAGCTATGCTAAAATACGACGATGAACAAAAGGATGCGGAAAATGATAAGCGAATGGAAGAACAAATCGCAGCACTTGTAGCACTTGGATATAGTCAAGAGAATGCCACACTACAGGCAGTAGTAAATCGGGAGGCAAAAGAAGCCTCAGAAAAGCCCGGTGGAGGAGGTGGAGGAGGTGGAGGAGGTGGAGGTGGTTCTAAGAAAAAAGGTGGTAAAGGCGGTAAAGGTGGCAAAAGAACGCGTAAAAATTTGAGGCAACCGTAGCGGTAGAACACAAGCAGAATGGTAAAGTTTATTCTTGTTCGTCATGGAGAGGCAGCGCATAATCTAGCAGCGCGCACAGAAGGTAATAAGGCGTATGCGGACCCTGCCAATAGAGACGCACATCTAACCGCAACAGGAATCGCGCAGGCGAAGGAGGCCGGTGTTACAATTAAGAGGCAGTTCCCTAAAGCTACCGCTCTATGGTGTTCTCCCCTTACCCGGTGTATTCAGACAGCAATGAATATTATGGTCAGCGTCGAGGTTCCAGCAGATGGGCTATATCTCCATGACAATCTGCTAGAAAGGCAGAGGCGAACAAATGTATGTAATTATAGAGCAGAGGTCAAGGACATTCGTAATGCTTGGCCTCAGTTCAATACGGATTTTGTTCCAGATGTTTCGGCACATTGGGTCGGAGAAGAGAAAGGCCATGTTGTTAAGTTGCGTATGACAATGCTCTTAGAGCATCTGAAACGGGTTTATGCAGGAGCAACGGATCCTGTTATTATTGTCTGCCACCAAGAGTCCCTCTTTGAAGTGCTCGGCATAGAACTTAATAACGCAGAATACGTTATTACAGAGCTTTAGGGCAAAAAAATTGACCAGCCCAAGTTGACATGAGTTACCAGGCCAAAATGCAAACTCTTAAGCGCACCTTCCGCACTAGTAATTTGATGACACACTTCACAAAGGTTGATAATGTCTGCAGTATCTGTAATAATCATTTCCTGCCTGGTCAGATTGTATTTGACAAGGCTGAGAATCGCATTCGTTGTAATGAATGTGACTTTGAAATGCTCTACGGGACAAAGATTTATCCCGGTGAAAAGCCTCATTATACACCCTATCTTCCTAAGGAGGAGCCAAAGAAGTCTACTAAGGTGTCAGACCCATGTATCAAAGTCGCACTCAAGTAATTAAGCCTGATTTGACTGAATTGTCATTGGATACTTAGCAAACGCCGGATCTTTCATAGTATCCGGATGATAGATTTCAATATAAGGCACAGAAGAAACAGATAATGGAAACATTTTTTGTACTAGAATAGAAAAAATAGACATATCGTGGCGGTGCTCTTTGAACGTAGAAATATTCGGTGCAAGACTCATTGAATCATCGATGATATGATAATTACAACAGTTCTCATAGTATAGCTTGAAGAAATTCCGGTTGAATTCCGTATTGGTTGTAAATAACATACCAGCAACAGTCTGCTTTGAATTATTTTCTAGAACAATCTTCTCGGCATTAAAATGCTTTACTGTATCCATCTTACACCAATTCTTGATTAAGTCAGGAGAACTGAAAAAAAGATTTCCATGCGGATTTGTTCTTACCATATTAAGATACTCCATGAAGCGGTCTTTTCCACTAATATGTAGTTCACAACCTGAATCAGCATATAATAAGATATCACCTTCGTCAATTTCTAGCAGAGTCTTCCAGATGATAAACGACTTCCAAATCCAATATCCATAGCCCTTCCAATTATTACGATTGAAGTTGGATTGAATAAAATCCTTATGCTTGGCAAAGAACTCAGGAAACTTTTCAAACAGACTCTGCGCCGTATAAACATGAACCTTACTAAAAAGAGAAAAGGCCGCTGCTTGAGCAGTAATGAGCTCAACCTTTTTATTATAAGAATTGAGACCAAATTTACTGAGATGGTTGTCAGCAAACATTAGAAGATGAAGCTTAGGTTCCTTTACTTTCTTATGAATACGTGTATTATAGGACTCAACACCAACATAGGTTTCATTCTTCTTCATAATTACGATAGCTGGATAATGATGAATATATTCAAAACCAAACTTCTCATATGTCGGATCAAGACCAATCTTTGCTAGATCAGTTGAAGGGGCGTCTACCAAACGATGAATCTCAGAGTAAAGATTTAGTAAAATCTGCGGATCATTTGTTGATACTTTGTTCTTAATTAATTGTGTTCCCGGCCAATATGGAACATGATCCTTGAATTCATTTCCTAGATAGGCACACGATAGATCTTCAATCATATAGATACCTTCTGAATTTAGACAAAAATACAGATAGTCAAATGTCTTCTTTGTGATTACATTAATATGACTTCCGTCATCTAAAATAACGTCAAAATAACCCGTAAACTTCTGCTTAAACTCATTTAGGGCAACATCATCTGAGCAGTCAAGAATATGAACAAACTTCTTGGCTACTTTATCTTCATACTTCTTACAGTTAGGTTCAATGTCTATTCC